ACCCCCCAAGGCCCCTTCGCCTTTCAAGCTCCCTCCACCCCCCAAGGTCCCTTCGCCTTTCAAGCTCCCTCCACATCTCAAGAAGATGTTGGTTGAAAAGTGCAAGAAACCCGACGAAGTGTACAGTAAGCTAACAAAGCGATGCGTCAAGATCGGTGGCCAGGCGTACAAACAGGCGTTGAAGAAGAATAGCACCGTGTTTGATTCACAGAAGCTAAAGATTGAAAAGTTTACGAGTGTCAAGAAGATGAAGAGCCCCACGCCCGTTAAGAAACCTCCGACGTCCGTGAAGAAGATGAGCCCAAGGAGTCAACTCGCGCTCAACAAGCTCCTCCTCAAGCGTCAACCTGTCCCCAAGGTTTCTGCGAAGGCTCGATATGTCTTTATGAAGAAGGCTATTAAAATGTTGAAAACCATAACACCTAAAAATCTAAAAGTCTCTGATATAACCGCGATACCTAAGCAGATTTTAATCAAGAAATCCACCCGTATAATGTTGTACCACTTTAATTATTTCGGTGGTCCAGATATGTTCAAGAAACAGAGTAAGCGCAAAAGGGAAGTCATGACGATTAATGTTTCACGTGACAACATGTACGACTATCTTTACAAACATATTTTGAAGATGAATACGAATCCAGAGGTCATAGATACAGAATGGTTCGTGAACATGCAAAAGTACATCGCGTCCCTGACGTACAGGCAGAGGTACGCCCTTTATTCGTACACCGAATATGGAGATGTGTACGTGAACCTCATGGAACGAGGATTATCTATCGACCCTTTTAGGGTTCGTTTGCAACCCCTGTTTTATGAGATCGTGTCGGGTTCGACGTACTCTGAGTTTTACGCCGCTCTCAATGACGGGGGTAAGAAGATAATCAAAACCAATAAAATACCCCAGTTCAACGAGATGCTAAAAGATGCATCAGGTGTGTTATTACAAAAGTTTTACGATGTATTGATATTTAATTTAAATATTTCTTTTTTTGATTTCAAGTACATCCTCAAGCTGATTAAGAATCTCAGTGATACGATACACGGTGTATTCATCAAGGCTCCCGTCACGACGAAGCCTATGGTCGTCTACAGGGGTGTCAAGGATTCTTTCTTCACGGCGGACAATTACACCGCCCCCATGAATAAGGATGAGGTGTACGTCAATAAGGGATTCGTGTCGACTTCAATACTTCACACCATACCCATGAGGGATTTCATGGATGATAGTGGTTGTTGTTTCAAAGTGATCAATATTCTTCCTGGGACCAAATGTATACCCCTCATCGGTCTCACGCATTACAGTACGGAGGTTGAATTCCTGTTGGATAGAAATACAAAGTACATCATTCGAGATAAGTACACGGCTAAAGTACCGTTAAAACCAATGGATTATCTAACGAATGACATACCCAATTTCACTATTAAAGTTAGTGATATTATAGTTGGATAGAACATGGACCGAGTGAAACAATTGGAAGAGATTCAAAAAAAAGCGAAGGAACTTTTTGAGAAAAAGAATGCCGATTATGGGGATGCTTTTGCCACATACGGTCTCATAGGTATACTGGTACGAATTCAAGATAAGCTCCAAAGATATATGAGTATCACAAAGAAAAGTGTACAGCTTGTCGATGATGAATCTCTTCATGATACATTATTAGATCTTCATAATTACGCTGCAATGGGAATGATGTTAGAGAATAACACCGATATCAGAACAGAAATGAAACTCCTCATTAAAAAGCTATCGCCCAATGCCATCACTCCTACTCGCGCCTCCCCGGGTTCAGTTGGCTATGATCTATACAGTACCGAAACGATGAGTATCGGAGCCCACGAGAGAGGTATTGTGTGCACGGGTATCGCCGCCACAATTCCCATGGGTGTTTATGGGCGCGTCGCCCCACGTTCTGGTCTATCAGTGAAACATGGTATCCAGACGGGTGCTGGTGTCATCGATCCCGATTACACGGGTGAGCTCAAGGTCATTCTGTTTAATCACGGGACTGAAAGGTTCGATATTAAACAAGGTGATAGAATCGCTCAACTTATATTAGAAAAGTGTGATACACCGCTTATAGAAGAAGTTCAAGAAATCAATGATACTCAACGAGGTACCAAGGGTTTTGGTTCGTCTGGTTAATCCAGGCACATGGAAAATAACAATCTGTTCTGGAAATACACGATGAGGAGAGAGACAATGGCGGGAACCGCCTCCATGTTCAGTTTCTTAGAAGAAATGAGACTGGCGAGTAATAGTACCAATGATACGATGGAAAAGATCGACAAGTACTGGAAGTACGGGCAATACTTTTTTTTATCAGAGAACTTCTGAAACATTTATAATAAATAAATATTTTAATTTCCGAAAGCAACACCAGCCATACCATTCTTCACTCTCAGAATGTTATAGTTGACTGCGTAGGCGCGGGTCATTTGGGAACCGGAACCACCAGTAGGGGAATTGAGTGACAGCTTGGCGTTATCGATACGCGAGAAGTTGAGTGTGCCCGAGGGTTGCGACTTGTTCATGTTGAGGCAGAATGGCCACGTGTACAGGGGGGCGGAGTCAAGTGTTGATGGAGGTAGGTTAGACGTGTGCATCTCAGGCACCACGTTGTGATGGAACGTACTAGACATGTCTTCGAATAGAGGATTCCCATTGATGTATAAGGTTGCCGTGTCGAAAGTGTACCGGTCAGACCAAGATGTGCCATTCACGTCGGATGACACGAGATGGATAGCCTTGACGGGGTGGTTAAAATAGGTCATATCAATATCAAGATCGCTACTGTTCATGGGCTGATACTGGACCTGGGTGATGAGGAGTTCATGTTCAGTCTCGACGAAATGATTACGTTCTTCGGTATCGAGATACACATATGTTCCATAAACCTTGGGTGTGGCACCGGGTGTGAAATTCGAACGGCACTTGATGCGAATCTCGACGGCGTGGTATTGAAGTCCAACGAGGGGTAAAGACTTGGTCCAATCTTCGCTGAAGAAGAAGGGGATCATGTAATAGTTGGCACCCGTTCCAATCGCGGAACTTGCCCTGGCGTTGTCACTCACCTCACCTGTGGTGACGGTGCACGAGGTCTTTGATGAAGTGTCTTTATAGAGGATGTTGTGCACACCCTGAATGAAAAGTGCATCGAGCTTGCATACCTCCTGCCCACCTATGAAAAGACTAAACTCTGTGGTGTCGGCCTGTCCGGACGAAAAGAGACCGTTAGTGTTAGTGAGCACGTTGGAGATGTTAGGAGCCTCGATCCATACATAACTGAGGAGATCGCCCTTGGAACGAATCGGAATCATGACCTCATTACCGGCACCGAATGTACCGATGTAATCCATACGCTCAGGTTTGATGGCAAAGTTCGTATGACGCTTATAGTTTTGACGAAAGAAAGATACCTGGGGATCTCCCGTGATGTAGGCATCCTGAGCACCCTTGGCGACAAGATCAATCAACGCAGCAGACATTTATTAATAAATGATATTAAAAATTGGGCGCGAAGATGCAGTAAGTGAACATGGTACGGTTCCAGGCACTCACCTGGGATGCGTGTGACGAAGATGAGGAACATATCATCAGGATTTTCGGAAAGACCCTTGATGGTAAATCCGTGTGTGTGATGACGTCATTCACACCATACTTTTTTGTCAAGATCCCCAAGGGGACCCTCAAAGATGCTATGGTCATGTGCATTGAAAAAGCCTGCCCGGATGTCATTGTCCGCTGTGACGTCGTCAAGGCCAAAGATGTATGGGGTTTCCAGAATGGTGATGAGTGCTTGTTTCTTCAGGTGTTCTGTCATAACCTGGCTATGCGTCGCCGTTTGGGATACAGGCTCCGCAAGCCAATCAAGGGCCTGGATAAAAAACTTCATATTTATGAATCAAATGTAGACCCAGTTCTCCGTCTCATGCACCGCACGGGTATCCAGTCTACTGGGTGGATAGATACATCCGGTGCGGAGTGTATCCGGACGTATCATACCACCGCGGACATTGAATTAAAATGTAAAGAATGGAGGGAACTCAAACCAGTCGAGACTACGGACATTGCACCGTTCGTTGTGGCCTCTGTGGATATAGAGTGTCATAGTTCTACTGGAAAGTTTCCGGATCCAACGGTTCCTGGGGATGCATGTTTCCAAATTGCTATCTCATTGGTTCACTTCGGGTCTGACGAACCCTACGATAAGACGTGTTTATGTTTCAAAAAAACTGATCCTGCACTCGAAGGATGTACCATCAGGAGTTTTGACACGGAATGTGAGATGCTGATGGCATACACGGAGTATTTACACAAACACGACGTGGATATCATCACTGGGTGGAATATTTTTGGATTTGATTTGGAATATATCATGGAGCGCGCTATATTGACCAAGTGTCCAATAGAGTTTTTCAACATGAGTAAAATAAAGGAATATACATGCAACCTTTTACGTAAAAAGTTATCTTCGAACGCTCTCGGAGATAACGAACTAAAAATTATCCCCACTCCAGGTCGTTTTATTTTCGACATGTTTCATGAAGTGAAAAAGGAGTATAAACTTGATTCCTACAAGCTCGACAACGTAGCAAAGTTGTACCTGGGTGATAATAAGATTGATATGCCTCCCAAAGAAATGTTCGCTCGATTCATAGAGGGGGACCCCAACAAGCTTCGTGAGGTGGCAGAGTACTGTATCAAGGATACTCTCCTCCCTCACAGACTCTTGACAAAGTTGAGCACACTCATGAATATGCTGGAGATGGCGAAGGCGACATGGGTGCCACTGAACTACCTTGTGGAGCGAGGTCAGCAGATTAAGGTGTTTAGTCAACTCACGAAAAAGGCGCGGGAGATGGGGTACAAGGTGCCGGCGTTTGATTATGGATACACTGACACTACTGGA